GATATGTTTATAGGGTTTTAAATAGCATTTTTATTGATTCTAAAAGACAATCAAAACATTTTGTCACTACTGAATTAGAAAATATTATTTTGATTCAAAACGATATAGAAATAGATTTAGAGCAAGAAAAAGAATTTGAAGTTACAAAAAAAGTATTTTCAAAGTTAAAGAAATACGAACAGATAATAATTAAACATTCTTATGAAGATGGACTAAGAAAGTTTTCAAGAGATAGTGAAATATCTATTTCAACAGTCCAAAAAATAAGAAATAAATGTAAAAGTTTAGCATGGGAAGAAAAAAGAAAGTTACAGGAATCGGAGACGTTATCGCCAAAGTTACAATTGCAGTTGGGATTACCCCTTGTGAATCTTGTAACAACAGAAAGGATATTCTAAACGTAATGTTTCCTTTTCAAAGAGCAAAGGAAATGACAACCGAGCAAAAAGAATGGTACGGAGATTATTTAAAAAGAAAGAGTAATGTTTTAGTAAGTGAGGATAGAATTAAAATAGGTGAAATTTATAACGATGCATTTCAAACCGATGTAAAACTTTGCGGTACTTGTTCTGGATTGTACCATGCTATAATTAAGAAGTTAACTAAATTGTATGAGTTATAAACTGAATATTCATAATTTTTTCAGATGGAAGAACAAAAAGAAGTAAAGAAGCAAAATGGAGGTGCTAGAGCTGGAGCAGGGCGTAAAACTAAGGCGGATGAAGAGAATGTTACGCTAGTTTTTTTAAGCGCCTTAAAAGAGGTTTATAAAGCCGAAACTGATTTCGATGCTAAAGTAGGTTTTACTAAAGATTTATTAGACTCTCAAAGAGGACAAATTTTTGTAGCTGAACATATATTCGGTAAGCCTAAAGAAACAGTAGACCAAAATGTAAATATTAATAGTTTTGAATTAAAAGATATAATTAAATTTAAATAGTGATGTACGAAAAAGTGTTAGAAATATTATATAAATATAAATCGGAAGTTGATAACTTTAATGAGGCGGTTTTTGAAGATAAGTTTGAAAATATAGCAGAAGAAATATGTAAAGCTATTGATGATAATTGATAATATTAAATAAAAAATATAATTCACTTTTTGATAATGAAACCCGTTTTTTTATTATAACAGGTGGGCGTGGTTCTTCAAAGTCTTTCGGGGTTGGCACATTTGCTAGCCTTTTGTCATTTGAATCAGGTCATAAAATATTGTTTACTAGAAAAACAATGACATCTGCACATCTTTCAATTATTCCAGAGTTCCAAGAAAAGATTGACTTAATGGAATTAAACGAACACTTCCAAGTTAACAAACAGGAAATAGTTAATAAAAAATCAAACTCTGAAATTATATTTAGAGGTTTACAGACTTCATCGGGAAGCAACACAGCTAACTTAAAATCGTTACAAGGTGTTACTACTTGGATATTAGACGAAGCAGAAGAGGAAACAAGCGAAACAAATTTCGATAAGATAAATCTATCTATTAGAACAAAAGGAAAACAGAATAGAGTTATACTTATTCTTAATCCTGCTACTAAAGAACATTGGATTTATAAAAGATTCTTTGAAAGTTGCGGAGTTGAAACAGGATTTAATGGAATTAAAGGAAATGTAACTTATATTCACACTACTTATTTAGATAACATTGATAATTTAGACGAAAGTTTTATTGAAGAAGTAGAGAGAGTAAAAGAAAGCAACCCTAAAAAATACAACCACGTAATTTTAGGAGGTTGGCTAGATAAAGCCGAAGGTGTTGTTTATACTAATTGGAAAATTGCGCCTTTCGTTTATAACGATTACAATTATTTTGGGCAGGATTACGGATTTACAATTGACCCTACAACATTAATAGAAACTTGTATAGATAAATCGATTAAAACAATTTGGGTTAAACAACACTTATATAAAACTAAACTAACTACTGCCGAAATAGCAAACGAAAATAATCGTTATGCAGGGCAAAAATTAATAATAGCCGATAGTGCTGAACCTCGCTTAATATCAGAGCTTAAAAGTAAAGGAAACAACATAAAAGGCATAGACAAACCAAAGATTGCGGAACGTGTTAGATTATTACAAGATTGGACTATTATCGTAGACCCTGAGTCAAAAGATATAATTAAAGAGCTTAATAATTACGCATGGAGTAACAAGGCAGGAGAAGTTCCAAACGACGATTTTAACCATACATTAGACCCATTAGGATATATTCTTTGGGATATAATAGGAAAACCAAACAGAGGCAAATACAATATAGGATAAAAACGTTATATAATTATGAAAGTAGTAATTCCAGAAACATTAAACGAAATAACTTTAGACCAGTTTTTAAAGTTTCAAAAAGTAATTAAAGCAGAAGATATTACAGAAGATATTTTATGTTTGGCAATGGTAACTATATTTTGCAAGTTAACAGTTGAGCAGGCTAGAAATATTGAAATCAAAGACTATAACGAAATTGTATTACAATTATCAGAAGTTTTAAAACAAGAGCCTAAATTTACACAAAGATTCTCTTTAGAAGGTATGGAGTTTGGTTTTATTCCTAACTTAGATAATATTACAGCAGGTGAGTATATAGATTTAGATACTTATTTAAAAGATGAAGAAACGCATATTAATGCAATGGCTATTTTATATCGTCCTATTATTTCATCTATTAAAAACGATTATAAAATTGATGCTTACGAGAGTTCAGAAAAGTATAAAGATGTTATGCAATTTATGCCTTTAGATGTGTATTTAGGTTCGATGGTTTTTTTTTACAATTTAAGCAAAGAATTATTGACAGCTACGAAACTCTATTTTCAACAGTCGAAACAGGCGAAGGAGTTAGAAGCGGTTTTGGCGACAAGTGGGGTTGGTATCAATCAATTTATACAGTTGCTGGAGGATGCTTGTTTGACTTTGAAAAAGCAGAAAACATGGAGCTACATGGATTTTTAACTTTCTTAGAGTTTAAAATTGATTTATCAAACGAAGAAAATAAACATATAAAAAATGAATAATTATAAATTAATAATAGACTTAATACTTTTTATAATTCACGTTATAATAATAAGATATTTAATAAAACAATTACTTAAAAAAAATGAATGATTTTCAAATAATTTTAACAGCATTAATTACAGCCATTTTAGCTTTAATTATAAATAATTTAATAGTTAGGTTTAAAATTTATAAATTAAATAAAAAAAATGAATAGTTTTTACACCGTTATCGAATATTTAAAGGACTTCTTATTGCAGGATATTGATGTTAATACTGTAACACACGGAGCTGTTGAAGATGTTGATATTGATAAGAAAAATATATTTCCATTAGCTCACATATTAGCTACAGGCATGAGTTTCCCTGTTGGAATGGTAGCGTATAACTTTACTATTCACATATTAGACCAGCGAAATATTTCTAAAAAGAAATCAACTGATAAATGGCTTAAAAACGATAATGAATTAGATAATTTAGCTACGTGCGGAGCTGTTGTAAATCGTTTGGTTTCTAATTTAAAGAGACAATATAATGATTTTGATATTGATTTATTAAATGAACCAAGTCCAGTTCCTGTTATGTATCAATTTACAAATGTTTTAGATGGATGGCAAGTTGATATTCAGTTAGGCATTTCAAATAATATAGAAGTATGTTAGACAAACAAAGTACTAAAGAAACATTAGAATCATTTTCTAAGTATGTTATACAACAATCAAGAACTAATTTAACTAAAGGAGATAAAAACGTTTCTAAAGAATTATATAATAGTTTAGGCAGTGATGTTGTAGTAAGCAGAAATAGTTTTGGATTATCATTTAAAATGGCTGATTACGGTAAGTTTCAGGACTTAGGAGTAAAAGGAAAAACATCGAGTACAAAAGCACCTGATAGCCCTTATAAGTTTGGAAGCGGAACAGGTAAAAAAGGAGGTTTAACTAGTGGGATTAATCAATGGGTAAGAGCAAGAGGATTCCAATTTAAAGACAGGATTACAGGTAGATTTTTATCTTATGATTCAACTGCTTTTTTAATCACACGTTCAGTTTATAATAAAGGAATGAAAGCAACTAAATTCTTTTCACGACCTTTTGAGTTAGGTTTTGAAAGATTACCAGATGATATAGTACAGGCTTACGGATTAGATGTTGAAAGGTTTTTGAAAAATACATTAAAATAATATGGAAAAAGAGGCAAAAGAATTAGCATTAATTCACCTTAAGATAATAATAGATTTACATAAGAAATTACCTTTATCTATACTACAGCGTTTTTTGGAATTATATAAAGAAATAAAAAAACTATAAATGGCATTTTCAAGTATAACAATAGAATTTCTAAGCGTTCCAAATATAGACGATACTATAAATATAGATGAGTCTTATTTAGATTTGTCTTTGAATGAAATATTTAAAGAATTAAGAACTTCATCAGGAGAAAGTGAAACTCCAATATTTGAGCCTGCCGATGGGATGCACGCTGATAGATGGATAGGATTCTCTTCTGAATTTTACGCTTATGCTTTTGATTTAGATTACAATGTGTCTGATTTGTTTACAATAACTAAAACAAACGGAACTTTACATCAAGGACTAGGGACTGTTATAATAACAGCAAATTATGATGGAGCATTATTTTATTTGGTTTCCACTACTGCTGAATTAAATGTTACAATAAATAACGTAGACTATACGCCTCCACCTGTAGAACCTGGAGATACTGCTTTGCCTACATTAACTTTTCCAGACGCAAACGTTTTATCTCGTTCACCATTTTTCGTATCAGAAACTCCATTAGTTCCGTTTGATGAAATAAGAGCAAACTTATATATTTACAGAGGGGATAAAATAGCAGACAGACCATTGATTGCAAATTATTCATTTTCAAAGAGAATTGTTATTGCATTACAACCTAAAATATCTTTCGATATTCACAAGATTGTAAACGATTATGTTAAGAATAATTATACTGCAATATTTGGATCAGGCGCAAACACTACATCTACTTTAGATACTGTTTGGTGTTATGTTGATGCTGAGATATACTTTGATTATGCTTTTAGATACAGAATATTACAACAGCTATTAATCTTTGATGGCTTCGGTTACACGACTGAATTAGCTAATCCTATACTAAATAAAAAAGTATTAAGCAGTATTGATTCGCACGTTATATATTCTGGTGCTGATTATCCTTTATATTTTATTACAAAGGACTTAGTGAGTATTACAGTTAATGGAGTTAACGCACCTTTTACTTACAATCAGGATTTTAATAACCAAAGAGTAGGATATGTAAACATATCAAACTACATAGGTGTATCAACTTCATTTAATGCAGTATTTGTTTATAGTGATGAAACTGTTACGCATTCATTTAGTATAAAAGAAGAGTGTAGATTTGATGTTATAAATTGTGTGTTCAAAAATAAGTTTGGATTTTGGCAAACAATTCCGTTTAATAAATTAAGCAAGAAATCAATAGATTTTGATAATTCTGATTACACTGGGTTAATTGCTAATTATGGCGAATACGGTTTAAACCAACACGAAAAGAAAAGCTTCCTTGTTAATGGTAAAGAAAAGATTACAGTTAATACTGATTTCATAAATGAAAACTACAATATTTTGTTTATTGAATTAATGCTAAGCGAGTTTATTTATTTGGAACAAAACGGAATAATTCTACCGGTGAATTTACTTAAAAAGTCATTTGAAAAGAAAACAAAATTAAATAATAAGTTGATTCAGTATTCAATGGAATTTGAATATAGTTTTAAACTAATGAATACTATTTTATAAATGGATGTATCGGTATATATTAAAGGGCAAAAGTTAGATTTATTTCAAGATGAAAATATAGAAATGAATTTAAATGCGAAAAATATTTCTGATATATCAAAAATATTCGCAGATTTTACACAAGGTTTTACAGTTCCAGCAAGCCCGAACAATAATAAAATATTTGAATACTGGTATGATGCAACTGTAGATGGAGCTTATAATGCAAATTTAAGAGTTGATTCTTTAATTGAAATTAATACTTTGCCTTATAAATATGGTTCAATTCAAATGGATGGTGCAAAATTAAAGGATGGGTTTCCTTATTCATATTCAATAACTTTCTTCGGGAATGCGGTTAATTTGTCCGATTTATTTGGAGAACTAGAGTTAAAGGATTTAGATTTAAGTGCATACAATCACGACTATAATAGTACTGTAGTATCAGACGCAATGCATAAAGATACTATTGCTAACGGAGACATATACTATCCTTTAATAAATGCAGTTCAGGAAATGAGCATCGATAACGGAGGATTGACGGACTTAACAAATGCGAGTAATGGAATATCTTACAGAGACTTTAAGCCAGCGATACGATTAATAAGGTTAATTGAAGCAATAGAGACTAAATTTAACGTGGCTTTTACACGTGACTTTTTAGGGCGTGCAGTTTTTTATAATGCTTTTATGTGGTTGAGTAGGGAATCAGGACAAATGAAAGCGTTTGGAGAAAGATTAACAATTAATTTAAGTACTCAAAGTGATGAAGGGTTTTTCATTAACGGAGCAACTGATACTATTACTTATTTAGGCAGTGAAAACAGAATAAGTAGAAGAGTTTCAATTACAGTTAAGCCAGAAACAGCTTATTTAACAGTGCCTTATAAAATATCAATATATAATAACGGTGATTTATTTAGTGAAGTTGAAGGTTTAGGGAATACTCAGGCACGCATAGAGTCCCCTATTAGTAATTCTGTTCAATTTAAAGTACAAAGTACTAGCGAATTTCAATTTACTACCTCTGTTTCCGTAGTTAAAAGACAAACTTTTCTATTAGCACCGACAAGTAATACGGGTTTTACACAAAATACAGCCTTGCAATCTATTACAAGTGATGTAATTGTTTCAGAACAAGTGCCAAATATAAAGATAAAAGACTTTTTCGGCTCTTTAATCAATCAATTTAATCTAATTATTAAGCCTGAAAACGGTAATTTATTCTATATCGATACTTTAGATAATTGGTATTTAAAAGGCGATACATTTGATATTACAAAGCTAGTGGATATAAAAGATATAGGAGTTAAAAGACCTGATGTAAAGAAACAAATTGACTTTAAATATCAAAAAGCAGGCACTATTTTAGCAGGTCAATATGAAATTAACAACTCAATAGGCTACGGAGATTTAAAAGCAAAGTTTGATATTTCAGGCAGTGATTTAAAAATAGAAAGTCAGTTTGAAAATATGTTGTTTGAAAGATTACCAAATGAAATAACAGGAGATTTAACAGATATACAAGCAGGTTTTTCAATTGATAAAGAATTAAAACCATACAATGGGAAGCCGATTATATTTTATAAAAACGGTTGGGCTTATTCTGATGTTAACTTATATTTACAGCCTTCAATAACATTAACAAAAGTATTTCACACTGCTACAGAAGATAATATAAAATTTGCGCAAGTTACAAGTAGTTTTAATTTCGGAGCTGATAATAGTTCTTTTTTTCAAGTGCCTATAGATAAAAGTTTATATCAGAATTGGTGGTATAATTATATTGCTGATTTATACAACAGAAAAACAAGGGTGTTAACTTTAAAATGTGTTTTGCCTGTCACTATTTTATATAA